ATGCTTTTGATGAGGCTGTGACGGGTGGGTTTGGTGCGTGGCGTCTGCGGTCGGCGTATGAGGATGATGAGGATGATGAGAATGATCATCAGCGGATTCGGATTGAGCCGATTTTCGATGCTGACTCATCGGTGTTTTTTGATTTGGATGCCAAGCGTCAGGACAAGGCGGATGCTAAGAAGTGTTTTGTTCTGACCTCGATGACTCGTTCTGCCTATGAGGCTGAGTACGATGATGACCCGGCGTCTTGGCCCAAGGAGATCCACCAGTATGAATTTGATTGGCTGACGCCGGATGTGGTGTTTGTGGCTGAGTATTACTGTGTGGAGAGTAAGTCTGAGATAGTTCGGGTGTTCCAGGCGATTGATGGGACGGAGGAGCGGTACTCCGAGGCTGACTTTGAGAATGATGAGACGTTGGAGGAGACGCTACTGGCTATTGGTAGTGTGGAGATTCGTCAAAAGAAGGTAAAGCGTCGCAAGGTGCATAAGTACATCATGAGTGGCGCTCGGATTCTGGAGGACTGCGGCTACATTGCCGGGACTTGCATTCCGATTGTTCCGGTGTATGGCAAGCGCTGGTTCATTGACAACATCGAGCGGTGCATGGGGGTTGTGCGGTTTGCCAAGGATGCACAGCGCCTGAAGAATATGCAGTTGTCCAAGCTGGGTGAGATCAGCGCGTTGTCGAGTGTTGAGAAGCCAATTCTGATGCCAGAGCAGGTTGCTGGGCATCAGGTGATGTGGGCTGAAGACAATCTGAAGAATTACCCTTACTTGCTGGTGAATCCTATTACCGGCCCGGACGGTTCGCAGCAGGCATCTGGCCCTGTGGCGTACACCAAGAGTCCGCAATTGCCACCAGCTATGGCGGCGCTGCTGCAACTGACTGAGGCTGACATTGCTGATATTTTGGGCAACCAGCAGAATGGCGACAAGATTGTCAGCAACATCTCTGGCAAGGCTGTTGAGATGGTTCAGCAGCGGCTCGATATGCAGGCGTTCCTGTACATGAACAACTTTGGCAAGGGTATTCAGCGTTGCGGTGAGATTTGGTTGTCAATGGCGAAGGAAATCTACGTTGAGCCGAAGCGTCGGATGAAGGCCATTGGTGAACAGAATGAGGTTGAGTCCATTGAGCTGATGAAGCCAATGATGAATGAGGAAGGCGAGATTGAGTTGGAGAATGATCTGTCTGAGGCCAAGTTTGATGTGGTGTCCTCGGTTGGGCCGTCGTCCAATAGTCAGCGTCAAGCCACGGTGCGTTCTGTTCTGGGTATGCTGCAACTGACGCAAGACCCACAGACCCAGCAGGTATTGCTGGCTATGGCGTTCCAGAACATGGACGGCGAGGGTATCTCTGATGTGCGGTCTTACTTCCGTAAGCAGATGGTGCAGGCCGGTGTGATGAAGCCCAATGAGGAAGAAGCCAAAGAACTCGCAGCAGCGGCTCAGAATGCCCAGCCTGACCCGAATGCCCAGTACATGATGGCTGTGACTGAGGAGGCTCAGGCAAAGGCTGAGAAGGCTCGGGCTGATACTGTGCTTACAATGGCGAAGGCTCAAGAAACTGAGGCCAAGACGATTGAGACTTTGGCTGGTGTGGAAGGTGGGCAGGGACAATCCACCAGCCAGCAGCAGGCCATGCCTGTTCAGATGGACGAGAAGACGATGCTGGAGATTGAGGCCATGCGCTTGGAGAATGAAATGCGCAGGCGCAAGGTGGATAGCACGGATTCTCAAATTGAGCAGTTACGATCTGAGCGGCAGGCAAATGACAGTATGGTTCAGGCCAGTGCTGCAATGCAGCAAGCGGTTGATGGGTTGGGTCAGAGCATTGCCTTCATTGGTGATGCTGTTGGCAAGATGAGTCAGGCAGTTGGTCAGTTTGCGGATGTGAGTTCGCAGAATACCGACAAGGCCATTGCTGCAATCAGTCGGCCAAAACGCATTGTGCGTGAAAAAGGTCGAGTGTCACGCATTGAAACGGAGTGAACTAAATGGCTGACAATGTAGGCTATACACCAGGCACAGGAGCGCTGGTTGCTGCTGACGAGATTGCTGGTGTTCTTCACCAGCGAATCAAACTCGGAATTGGAGAGGATGGGGAGGCAGTTGATGTTTCGGCAGCCAACCCTCTCCCAATTACTTCTGCAACGCCACTGGCCGTTACTGGGCCATTGACAGATGCTGAGTTACGAGCCGTTCCACTCTCGGTTGTTGATGTCAATAACGCCGAGTCATTGCAAGGCATGATCTTCTTGCTGACGCGGATGCTCAACTACCTGAACTCACCACAGGGCTACGACAAGTCGTTGCAACGGGCAAGGCAGACGGCAATTATTGAGTCTGGCACTGTCACTACGGTTGGCACGGTCAGCAACGTAGCTAACCAGACGCTAATCGGCGGCGTTCAAGCTCAGATATTGGTCAACGGCGGCAACATGGCTGCATGGCAAGCGGCAGTTCGAAATCGAATCACATAAGGAACAAACATGGCAAATACGTTCAAAAAAGTCATTGACAGGTTGATGTGGGCGCAAGTCGCCCCGGCACCAAACGCCAGCGCTGCGGCTACCTCGGTAGTATCTGATTTGCGCTCTGGGGTATCACGCAATCCGTTTGTGTACAACTTGGTCAGTGCCACGGTGTTGAACCGATTCAACATCGTTACTAAATCTTGGAACTTTGTTCAAAGCCCAGCATTGGCTGGCACCTTTGGCGCTGGTTCGGCAATGGCTTTTGCGCCATCGCTTGGACTGGTTGGAACCATTGC